GCGCTGACGACGTGTCGAACGACTGCATCAAGTCGATCGAAACGCTGGGCAACCCCGAAGCGATTCTCGAACGGCTCGTTAACATGGTCGTGTCGGCGGCCCAGAAGCTGTAGACTTGCGTCGTGACCACCGAGAAGCCAAAGCGCGGCCGGCCCCGCTCGACCATGACGAAGGAGGCGATCGAGACCATCCTTCGGTGCATCGCGGCCGGTCTGCATCCTGACCGAGCTGCGGCAGCTGCCGGCGTGACCCCGTCGACCATGCGGGCGCACAAGCACCGCCACCCGGGTTTTGCAACGGAGCTAAAAAAGGCACAAGCCGAAGCGGAAGCCAGCTTCCTGGCTCGCATCGTGGCGCACTCCGACGAGCGCTGGCAGGCGGCGGCGTGGATTCTCGAACGGCGCTGGCCCGAGCGCTGGCGGCAGCGGTCCGAGAGCGACCACCGGGTCAAAGTGAAGGAAGTGAAGTCGAGCGGCCCCGAGGCACCGGTTGGGGAGGACCTGACCGTCTACTTCGAACAGCTCGCAGCGATGCCCGACATCCTCCGGGACCGCACCGACCCCAGCCGCAACTGATGAACGAGCGCGAAGCCGCAACCCGCGAGGACGCGCTCCGGGTCTTCAACGCGCTACACCCAGGCATCGTCGGCAACCCCTACATCCCCCACTGGCCCACCGCACCCCAAGCCTACTTCCTGGGCTTGCACGTGCATTTAAAGCACCCCGAGCACGACGTGTTCGAAGCGCTCTTCGGGGGCGCGGCCGGCGGCGGCAAGAGCGACGCGCTGCTCATGGGTGCGGCCCAATACGCGTGGCAGCACCCCGAGTTCGCCGGCGTGTGCGTGCGACGCAGCTACGCAGAGCTGGCGCAGCCGGACGCGCTCATGGACCGTGCGATGAAGTGGTGGATACCGGCCGGCGTCGCATGGAACGGCACCGACAAGCTGTTCACGTTCCCATCGGGCGCGAGGGTCAAGATGGCTTACCACGGCCACCCGCGCGACGACCTCCAGTTCCAGGGCGCAGCCTACCAGTATGTCGCATGGGATGAGCTGACCCACTGGCCCGACGCGCGAGCCTACGAGTGGGTCTCGTTGAGCCGTGTTCGCCGGCCAGAAGGCAGCAAGATCCCGCTCCGAGCGCTGTCCGCATCCAACCCAGGCGGCCCCGGCCACGCGTGGGTCCGCGACCGGTTCGTCGGCCACAGCATGGTGGACGGCCGGCGCATCCCGCCACCATGCCCCTACGTGCCCGCGAGAGTCACCGACAACCCCCACCTGGACACCGCAGCCTACACCCGCAGCCTGGAGCGCTTGCACCCGACCGTGCGAGCCCAGCTCCTCGAAGGCGACTGGAGCGCACGCGACCCCGGCGACTACTTCCGGGCAGAGTGGTTCGGCCCGCTCTTGGACCCCCAGGAGTATCCGATCCCCAGCGGCGACGCGCTGCGCATCCGCTGGTGGGACTTGGCAGCCAGCGAGAAGGCCGACGCAGCACGCACCGCCGGCGTTCTGATGGCCCGGCTTCGGGAAGGCGTCCGGGTCGTTGAGCACGCGGTCGCATTCCGAGCGACACCCGGCCGGCGCGACGACATGATCGTCCGGCAGGCGCACATCGACGGCCCCGGGACCATCGTCGGCGTCGAGATCGAAGGCGGCTCAGGCGGCCCGGCGCAGTTCGAGGCGCTGCGCAAGCGGCTCCAGAGTCAAGGCTTCCGGGTTGCCGGCGCGCGGCCCAAGGTCCTGACCGAGCAGGAGAGCGCGACCATGATGCGCAACCCGACGCACGTCACCGGCAAGGCCGGACGAGCGGACCCGGTTGCCTCGTGCCTCGAACGCGGCTGGCAGCGGCGGGGCGAGTGTCCTGACACGGGCGGCCCGTGGTGGGGAGCGGACGCACGACTGCACCCCTTCCACGCGCGCGACGGCATCCGCATGATGTCCGGCCCGTGGGTCCAAGCCTACCTCGACGAGCTGGAAGGCTTCCCAGAAGGCGCACTCGTCGACCTCGTGGACGCGACCAGCGGAGCCTGGGCCTACCTCGAAGCGCACCCGTTCGGCCAGCAGCAGCCGCCACGCGACCCCGAGGAGGTTGCTACGTCGAGCCCAGACGTTCACCCCGATTCCCGCGCGACCCCGTCGACGTGGCTCCCCGGAAAGTCGAGGTTTTCTCGGTGGAATCCTTGACATTGCGCTATGCTGGGCGACGGCTGTTTTTAAACCATGGCAACCGTTCCTAGCGTTCTTCTGATCGGCGACTACATGGTCCACGGGGGCAGCCCCGGACTGCGCGCGACCGTCTCGCCGGCGGGGCTGACCACGCTTCAGGAGTTCCGCGACTTCGAAACGCTTCGAGTCGTCCCCAGCGACGCGGCCACAGGCGCACCCACAGCGACCTCGCTGAACTGGTTCCCGTGGTTCGACGGCGGCTACGGCGCGACGGACTACACCATGTCCGCGGCGACCTCGACGACCATCACCGCATCGGGTTCGCCCGGCTGGACAGTCGACGAGCACGTCAACAAATACGTGACCGTGATGAACGTGACCCTGGTCGGTTTCCAGGCGCGCGGATTCATCACGTCCAACACTGCCGACACCCTGACCATCTCCGCATGGGTCAACGGCAGCACCCCGACCGGAACCCCGTCGTTCTTCATCTCGCAAGGGGCTTGGCGCGACTATCACCCGGCACCCGGCTGGGTCACGATCCCCGAAGTCTCAGCGCTCGACTTCACGGCCAAGCGGGGCGGCTCATCCTGGCAGGCGCTGGGCAACGGAGTCGGGCCGGACGCGGGGCTGATCCACCGGCTTTGGTCGATCCATAACTCCTCGCCGTATTTCCAGCTGTCGAAATACGCAAGCGTCGCGACGACCCGGTCCTGGGCCACCGCCGGCAGCGGCATCCGCTCGGCGTTTGAGGCGTTTAAAGCGAGCATGGACACCGCGTGGACGACGCTAGCCAACGGCGACACCCTGTCGTGGGACCTGATCGTCCTGGACCAGAGCCAGCGCGACGTTCTCAGCTGGGCCGGCGCACCCGGCAACGTGGCCACCTACAAGGCGGACCTCGAAGCCTGGATCGCCTACCTGCGCACGACCCTGGGCAACGCGTCCGCCGGCATCGTGCTCGTGAACCACGACGAAGCGATCAACGTCCCGTTGTTCACCGGGACCGCGAACATCATCCACCAGAGCGTCGCAGAGGACGGGACCAACATCCGCACCGTGTCGATGGCGGGCGAACGCTTGTGCGGCTCCGACACCGGCTACGGTCTGCCGGCCGAGACCAAGGCGCACTACTCGGCGTCCACCTACTGGGGCAGCTACTCGACGAAGATCGCCAAGGCGTATGAGCTACAGCTCGCCGGCGCGGCGGCTGCCTACGATGGAGGCATCCCGCTCTACATCCTCATCGGCGACTCGATCGCGGTCGGGCAGATCCAGACGGCCTACCTGACCCAGCTCGACAGCCCCACGCTGACCGCCGGCCCGCGCGGCTCGGAGCAAGGCATTTTCAACCGAGGGTCGGGCGCGGTCGAAGCCTACGACTTCGCGACCAACTCGAACACGAGCGGCACGACGGGGGCGTATGGCGGACCGGAGGTGTCGCTGATGCACGAGCTGGAGCTGCTGCACCCCGACGGTTTCGTCCTGATCAAGCGGGCGTCCAACAGCTCGGCGCTGGCCACCGAGCTGACCGCCTACGTCGGCACCGGGTCGGAAGGCGGCATCTGGACGTCGGCAGCGAGCGGCGAGCACTGGGACGAACTCGCAGCCGACTACGCTGCAACGCTCCAGTATATCAACACCACGCTCGGAAAGCAAGCCGATTTGAAAGGCGTGTTTGTCATTCTCGGCACCAACGATGCAGCGTCTGCCGGCGGCGGGGCAGCGTTCACCAACGCGCTACCCGGGTTCGTCAGCGAGATCCGCTCGACCTTCCAGACGCGCACGAGCGGACCGGACGTCCCGATCATCTGGCGCAAGCCGCAGCTGGACACGGCGACCGCGATCTACGACGAAGCCTACGAGATCCGGCGCGCGCTCGACGCCTACGCAGTCACCGACGCCAAGTTCTCGGTGGTCAACGTCGACGCGCTGGAGCGCAACGTCACCGACGACATCCACGAAACACCCGAGTCGAGCATCATCGACGGGCAGCGTCTCGTTGCTTCACTCGCCGACGTAGCAGTTTAAAAGGCCAAGACCGTGACCTCAGACCTCCGACTCCGGAACCAGAGCCAACAGCTCTACACGCGCGCGCTGTCGTCCGCATGGATGAACGGCGTCCAGATCTACGACCCAAGCGTCTGGCTCAACCGTGACCCGGAAGTCGAGGAGAAGATGCTCCGCGACGCGGACATCGCGCACGCGGTCGGCTACCGCCGGCACCTGATCGCCGGCCGCACGTGGAAGATCCAGCCCAAGGTCGAGACCCCGCGCGCACCGATGGCGGTCACCGTCGGCACGCAGCTGGTCGAGCAGATCAAGCACTTCACCGAGGCCCGCTTCCAGCTGGCTAGAGCCTTCTTCAGCGGCGCACGGTTCGGGCGCATCCACGGCGAGCACCGCACACTCACGTTGGGCGACGGCAAGCCACGAGTCTGGTGGGTGCCGAATCGGATCGAGGACCTGGACAAGCGGATGTTCCGCAAGGTCCCGCACAACGACGGCAAGTCGATTTACGCGTCGTGGGAAGTCTGGGACATCGCCGGCCAGAAGTGGATCCCGGAGACCATCGCAGAAGCGAACCGCACGATCCGCCACGTCTACCAGGACGACCAAGCCAGCCTGGGCCACGGGCGCGGTCTACGCGACGCGCTCGGCTGGTGGTGGTATGCGAAGACGCACGTCTTCCAGGAGAGCCTTCAGGCCATCGAGCGATTCGCGCAGGGCATCGTCACCGCGCGCATCGACGGCGTCCGCGACGCGGCGACCGGCTTGCCCAACGAGGAGCTGATCCGCTCGTGGCAGGACGTGCTCGAAAACCTCCGATCGCGGCACGTGCTCGTCTTCGACAAGTCGGACGAGGTGCAGATGATGCCGGGCAGCGGCGAAGGCTGGCAGACGATGGAGGCCATCCGGACCGAGCTGAAGAGCACGATCTTCACTTTGGTTCTCGGGGCCAACCTGACGACCAGCGCGAGCGAGGGTGGCTCCTATGCCTTGGCCGAGATCCAGGAGAACAGCACCGAGGCGCTGATCCAGTTCGACCGGCGCACCCTGGAGGAATCCCTGACCGATGACTTGATCGGGTGCATCTGGAAGGAGAACTGGCGCAACATGAACGAGCTGGGGGTGGCCTACGAAGTCCCCAGCTTCACGATCACGCAGGAGAAGATCCAGGACCCGCGCGAGCGAGCCGGCGTGGCCGAGACGCTGAACCGGATGGGCGTCAAGCTGTCCCTGGAGGACGTGCTCGAACAGACCGGCTTCCGCAAGCCCGAGAACGGCGAAGAGGTGGTCGAGCCCCAGAGCCCCGATGCGGGCGGTATGGGGGGCATGGGTGGCTTCGGAGCGCCCGGTGGCATGGGAGGCGGGGGGCAGCCCGAGCAGCCGCAGCAGCCGCCACAGCAGCCCCAGGGGCAAGGCGAGCAGATGGTTCGCGGGCGCGAGATCGACTGGGTCTTCGAGCAGAAGCGTCACCCGGCCGGCAGCGGCAAGGGCGGGCAGTTCGCACCGAAGGAAGGCGGCGACGACGGCGGCAAGACCGACGACAAGAAGGGCGAGAAGCCCGAGAAGGTGCGCGACACGGCGGCCAAGCAGCGGCGAGACGAAGCCGCCAAGGAGGCCCAGGCCAACCCGAAGAGCAAGATTGAACGCGAGGGTTTAAAGCCGCACGCCAAGAAGTCGATCGAAGAAGAAGTCAAGAAGAAAAAGCAAATCGACAAGGCCCTTCCTCCGGAGGAGATGCAGACCTGGGACGACGAGGCCGAACCCCTCGTTGGTCAGGAGCCGATCCCGCGCGACGAGCAGAAGCGGCGAGTCAAGGAGGCGGACGAGATGCTTTCGGATCAGCGGAAGCAGCTGACCGACACGATCGAGAAGTCCAACGCCAGCCTTCCCGAGAAGGCCACGCAGACCGTCGGCGGCAAGACCGGGCGCGACCTGACCATCGACGACCTGTTCCAGCAGGTTCCCGCGGCGCACGCAGCCATGCAGGACATGCTGAACAACGGCAACCCGGACAGCCTCGAAGTGGCACTCGGCGCGGACGTGGTCGACCACAGTCTCGACAAGGACGACCCCAAGCGGGAGAAGAACGCCAACCAGACCGAGAAGATGCTGGACGACAACGGCCCGCCGCTGGTCATCATCGGCCCGCCCAAGACGGCCGACCGGTCGGAGCAGAAGGTCAAAGACAAGTATGGCGGCGACGCCAGCCGGCTACAGGACACCGTGCGGGCGACCGTGTGCGTCAACAACCCGGGCGAGATCGCCACGACCATCGAGCAGTTCGAGGCCACGATGGCGGCGCAGGGTTTCGAGCCGGCGTCGCAGTACGACAACCGCTACGAACGCGCGCTGCCGACCGGCTACCGAGACGTCGCGACCACGTTCCGCCACAAGGAGACCGGACTCATCTGCGAAATCCAGTTCAACACCAAGTCGATGCAAAGGGCCAAGGACGGCAACAAGGACGGGGTTCTCAGCGGGCACGAATACTACGACGCGTGGCGCATTCTCGACGAAAAGGGAGACGAAAACCTGTCCAACGAAGAGAAGACCAAGAAGAAGTTCCTTGAGGAAAAGCAACAGGACCTTTACAGTGCAGCTTACTACCATCTGGGCAAGACCCAAGGAACGAAGCAATGATTGACAAGACCAAGATCTACGACTGGGACGGGGTCCCTGTTCGCTATTGCAAGAACCGCATGGCCGAAGACGGCACCGAGGCTTACGTCGAGGTGTATCGCGGAAACGGCAAGTGGAGCCCGTGCACCTACAACTTGTCGTCGCTTGCCTACGCCAGCCCGGTTGAGGGCGAGCGTCTGAAGCGGCTGATGGCTGCCTGGGACGACTAGTGTTCAACATCGACCCCGACCAGCTCCTGGAGGAGACGCCCGACAGGGTCGTCCGAGCGATGGCGATGGCTGTTCACAGCCTCGTCACCGCAGAGGTGCGTCGGGATCGAGTCGCAGCCCGCGCGGCCCGCTTGCATCTCGGCGAAGTGATGGCCCGGATGTCAGCGTTCGGCGAGATGATCGGCGCGGGGCAGATGCTGGAGCAAGCCGCCCAGCTCATGGGTGCGCAGCGCTTCGCGGCCGACCGCAGCAAGCTGGTCGCCTTCTCGGCCGAGGAATACTTCGATGTCGTCCCGATGGAGGAAGCAGCCGACGACCTCGTCGCCCGCACTCCGGAGACTTTAAAGAACGCGGCCGAACGCACCGCGCAGCGCATCGCGCAGCTCTACTCCGCCGGCCCGAACATCGCGTTCGTCCGAGCTGCGACCGAGACCGTGACGATGCAGGCGCAGGACTACATCCAGCGAGCGATCCGCGAGGGCATGACGGCCGGACAAGCCGGCGCAGGACTTGCGGCAGCCGTCAACGCGGTCGAGGACAACACGATCAACTGGTCCTGGAGCTACGCGAAGATGGCGTTCCGGACCAACCTGAACACGGCGGTCACCGCCGGCAGATTCAGGCAGGCCCAGGAGCCGGTCATCAAGGCGATCATCCCAGCGTTCCGATTCGACGCAGTCGGCGATGTCGACACCCGCGACAACCACCGCGCAGCCGACGGGATCATCCTTCGGACCGACAGCGTCGAGTGGCGCAAGATCAGCCCGCCACTTGGCTATAACTGCCGGTGCACGATCGTCGCGATGACGCGATCCATGCTGCAAAGGGACAACCGTTTACGCGAAGACGGCAGCGTTATCGAGTCCAAGGTTCCCGTCGGAGCTTTCCCAGACCCCGGTTTTCGACACGGTGGCCGGCCGGATCTTGCGGGAGTTCGCGCATGAAAGAGGACTGGACAAAGCTTCGGCCAGTGTTTTTTCAGCTCGTAAATCGGGAAGGGGCCGAAAAAGTGGCAGATGTCATCCCGACTCACGTTAGAACTGTCCAGCGTCTAGTAAGCGGCGACACGCAAAAGCCAACGCGTGCAGTCCTAGCAGCCATCCAGCGAATAGTCGAAAACGATGCAGGGATACAAAGCAACTAGAACGAAGCAAGGCATCCTGACCGTGCACAGCGTCCCGATCTTCGTGACGTGCTCCCGGGGCACGCACGAGTTCGACGACAAGTGGGTCGCGATGGCTGTCCAGCGCGCGCGAGTGTCGGCCGACGAAGGCTACCACCCACCGCTTCACATCCGGCACCACGACCAGAACGGACGCGGCGACGTCCGGCCGGCCGGCTACTTCAAGATCACGGGCACGGAGCGCATCAAGTTTAAAGGGCAGATGCGCACCGCGGTCATGGCCGACTTGGTCATCACCGACCCGAGCGTCCAAGAGGAAGTCCTGATGCGCCGGCTGCCGTATCGCAGCGTCGAGATCTTCGACGTCGGCAACCCGGGCATCGACTCGCTGGCGCTCCTTGACCACGAGGCTCCTTACCTGGAGCTGCCGATGCTGATGGTCAACAAGGTCGAGGAGACCGAAGCCGCCGCATCATTCTCCCGGCGCAAAGCCGCCAACCCATGCCGCCAACTTGGGCAGGAAGCGATCGCGTTTCTTGCGACGACCAAGGGGGCGCACGTGTTTTTCCAGCAACCGCCCAGGGGGGCAGACATGGACGAAGAAGACAAGAAGACCGAAGACGAAGAAATGCCGACCGACGGCACCGACATGGCCGAGGACATGGCCGAGGAAGGCGGCGAGGAGATGGCTCCTGACCCGGCGACCGAAGGCATGGAAGGCGGCCCGGGTGTCATCGACGTCTCTCAGATTATCGCGATGATCCAGGACGGCTCCATCTCGGTGGCCGACATGGATCAGATCTGCGCAGCCGTCGACGCGCGCAAGGCGCAGTCAGAAGCGACGCAGCAGGCCGCGCAGGCGCAGGTTCCGGGCATGACCCCGGGGCAGGCCGGCGAGATGGTCCAGCCGCCCATGCCGCAGGCACCGGTTGGGATGTCCAAGAAGAAGGACGCCAACAGCGCGAGCGTGCAGATGGCGAAGGCACTCGGAGAAGTCCGGGCGCTGCGAGCCAAGCTGGAAGAGCGCGACGCGCTCGACGAGCGCAACGAGCACGTGCGAATCGCGATGCAGGCGCTCGCCAACCGCCCGCTCGGAGCGGACCTGGAGGAACGTCTCTACGCGTTCCATCGCGAGCATGGGTCCGAGGCTTTTAAAGCCCACGTCCAGTCGATGGTCGACACGTTCTACTCGATCGAGCAGGACCCGCGCGCGGAGTTCTTCTCTTCGCCAAAGACGCCGGCTGTCGCCAACCGCTACATCGAGCAGGGAGCCCAGGCGGTGGATCGCGCTGCGCATTTCGCGCGCGAGTATGACGAACTTCGTCGCAACGGACACACGCGCATGAGCCTCGACCGCTACGTCGAGCTTAACATGGCGCGCAACTGACAACAACACAACAGGAAGAAAAAATGGCAAACGCAGAAGCAAAGCGCATTTGGAAGACGGCCCCGAACGCGGGCACCGGGTCCTACATCATCGAGAACGACACCTAGCTGTACGAAGGCCAGCTCGTCCAGCTCAGTGCAGCCGGCTACCTCACCCACTACACCGAAGCCACGGGGCTATTCCTGGGCATCCTGAAGTCGGGCGACTCTCGCCTAGGCGACGGGGTCATCGTCGGCGCGACCGGCGACGCCAAGCCGCCGGA